ATAGTTAGTGTGGGGGCAGTTGTTGACACTCTGCCCCGTATGTGCTAGAGTGGCAGTGTAAAATAGCAGCGTTTTATGGGGCGCGGGGGGCGTATATAAAAAAGCGTAACTACCCTAACCTACACTGTATGTCTTTTGCGAGAGTGATATCGAGTTGACTTAAAAAAATTTTTCGTATATAAAAAAGGTCCTGTGAGGTCGATGTGAGAGAAAAAAAATCGCGGTCTGAAAGACGGACTGAAAGGATGTATTGGAATATACCCCGTGTAGTTTTCACCTATGTGACTGCGCGGGTTTTTTATAATATGTTTATGTTATTATGGAGTGGGGTGGGGAAGTATCTGCTGTGTATTATAGTGGGTATGATAGTAGTTTCGCTGTTATAGATAGTGATAAAACCCGGAGGTATATTTTTGAAAACGGTTTACAGTATTTACATTAAGGATGAGTGTGTGTATGCCAATCTACCAGAAGAAATGTTTCAGGTTACTTGGGCACAACTAACTGGTATGGTAGGACTTATGAAGACGGAGTATACTGAGAATGATTTAACGTATAAGTGTAAGGTAATAGATTGACAAAGACTACATAATAGACTAGAATTGAACTGAAAGGAAATTTCGATTTATGGCTAAAGGATTCACTGTAAAAGCAAAGTCACCAACTGTTGAGAAGAAAGCAGATTGGGATATTAATGCAATCAAGGAAAGAATGCGTGGGAAGACTGTAGTATTTTGTCTTCCTGGTCGAGGGTGTTCTTATATCTTCTTAAAGAATTTCGTACAACTGTGCTTTGATATGGTACAGAACGGAATGAGTATTCAGATTAGTCAAGACTATTCATCAATGGTTAACTTTGCACGTTGTAAGTGTTTAGGTGCGAATGTATTACGTGGACCAAACCAAGTTCCATGGGATGGTAAGTTAAAGTATGACTATCAGTTATGGATTGATAGTGATATTGTATTCAATACCAATCAGTTCTGGCAATTATGTGATATGTCAATTGCAGAGGACGGAACTGAGAAAGAGATTGTTGGAGGATGGTATGCCACTGAGGATGGTCAAACTACGAGTGTTGCACATTGGTTAGAGGAAGAAGACTTCCGTCAGAATGGTGGAGTAATGAACCACGAAACAGTGGAATCAATCAGTAAGCGGCGTAAGCCATTCACTGTAGACTACACAGGTTTTGGATGGGTGCTCATTAAGAATGGAGTCTTTGAGAATTTAGAGTATCCATGGTTTGCTCCAAAGATGCAAGTATTTGAATCTGGGAGTGTGCAAGATATGTGTGGAGAGGATGTAAGTTTCTGTTTGGATGCAAAGGAGAAAGGGTTTGAAATCTGGTGCGACCCTCGTATTCGCGTAGGTCACGAGAAGACTCGTATTATTTGATGCTAAGTTTTCTGTATGTAATACTCTTGACCGTTCTGCTCGTCTCGGGTATGATGGTTATGGGAAATAAAAATGCTAGTCAAAGGAGATTTTAATTATGGCAATGATGAAGGATGGAAATTACATTCCAGGTAAACCGAAAAAGACTCGTCAAGGTAATTCTCAGAACACTCTTTTGAGTTCTACCAGTCGTAATGGTGCTAAGAAGCGTTATCGTGGTCAAGGCAAGAAATAATATAGAAAGGGACCTACGGGTCCCTTTTTTTGTGCCTAGATAAAGAAATATAACTTGATAATTATGGCGTGTTTAATTGCCAATCTTCCTTCAATGGAAGTATGGGTACGTAAAGAATATCTTACTGATCATCAAAGTGGGTGGGGAGAGTTTGTAAAGGGTGTTTGGGTAACAGTTAAGTCAATACCTGGTCGTGCATTTTATTTTGAGACTTATCTACCAGAGTATGCTGCAATGTATGACAAGTTGCCCATCAGCGCGTTTGTGAGCGACCCTGAGACGCCTAATCCTGATATGAGTCTACCTAACCTACAATTTTGGAATTGTATGGATTACGGGGTTGTATCGGTAGATAAGAAATTTATTGGAAGTATGGACTTTGAGTGTTATACTCGTGACCATGGCAATGTAAAAGGAACTTATATTTGTACTATCGATAATTATCATCATGATCCTGACTACGTTGACTATGCAACTAGTGAGAATCCTGCAGAACATAAGTCACATAATCTAATTGAACTTGAAAATGGGCAGTATGCACTGTATCCAAACAATAGATTACGTATTTACGATAATAGTTTAACTCCTGTTGATCCAAAAATGCCGGATTTCAAGGTATCAACTCAATATTATCAAGTTGAGAATGGAAATGATAGACTTGGTATGGGGCGTGAGGATGAATATTTTTGGAAAACTGCAAAAGAACGGGCAAATGACGATAATGTTGGTGGTTTTACCATAAAATTTAAAGATGAACCATTAGATCAAGAATAAATAAGTAAAAAACGTATTATGAGTCATCCACAACATCTTGATGGTTCTGTAGATAAAGGAAATTCATTCATTCAGGATGGAATGACCTTAATTACAGAGGTAGAAAGTGAAAAACACCTAAAAAAAGTGAGAGAAAAGCGTGCATTGGAGCAAAAATTCCAAGAAGTTCAAGAACGTTGGACATAATTGCAAACTTCCCTAATAAATAACTTATAATTGCTGAATTAGAGTGCCTTTAGAGAGGGTTAGTAAGGGATTTAAAGATATTAGTATGACATTTCAGGTTAATCCCCTGAGTAGTGACTTAATTGCCCTTAAAAATGAGAATGCAATTGCACGTTCTGTGAGGAATATTATCTTTACAGTCCCTGGTGAAAAAATGTTTGATCCAGATTTCGGAACAGACATTAATGCGTCTCTTTTTGAACTATTGGATGAAACTTCTGCAGTAGTAATTAAAGAACAAATTAAATATTCATTAGAAACATATGAACCAAGAATCCTTCTTCTCGATGTGATTGTTGTTCCTGACTTTGAAGGTAATGGTTATGATGTTGAAATTTCTTATAGTATAGTTGGAGTAGACATTGATCCCCAACAGATAAGTTTTATTTTGCAAGCAACTAGGTAAAAATGTCATTAACAAATTTTTCTAACCTAGATTTCGATCAGGTTAAACAATCACTCAAAGATTATCTTCAGGCAAACTCCAATTTTACGGATTATGACTTTGAGGGTTCTAACCTATCGTCTATACTTGACGTTTTAGCTTATAACACATACATTACTTCATATAACGCTAACATGGTAGCGAATGAAGTCTTCCTTGATAGTGCTACATTGAGAGAAAATGTAGTTTCTATCGCAAGGAATATTGGATATTTACCAAAATCAAGAAAATCTGCTAGAGCAACTATTAGTTTCTTCGTAAATGTTACTAATGTTACCCCTTCGCCAGTATCGTTAACGCTTAGGCGGGGTCCAGTCGCAACATCATCAGGAAATTTTGGTAATAGTTCTTTTATTTTTTCAATTATTGACGATATTACAGTTTCTGTTTCTAATGGAATTGCAATTTTCAATAATATTCCAATTTATGAAGGTCCACTGATATCACAATCATTCGTTTACAATTCCAGAAACTATAATCAGAAGTTTATTTTACCAAATTCTGGTATTGATATGGATTTGATGAATATTTTTGTCAAAGATAGTGAAACTGCAACTGCATCTACACGTTATGCCAGACAAGATAATTTATTTGGTGCAGACAAATACACAAAATCGTATTTTTTACAAGAAGTAGAAGATGAAAGATATGAAATTTTGTTTGGTGATGGTATTTTTGCTCAAAAATTGCAAGATGGTAACCAAATTGAAGTAAGTTATATCAGATCTAACGGTGATAGTGGTAATGGAGTTTCTAATTTTACTTTTAACGGAAGAATCACCTATCAAAGAAATGCTATTGAATATAATGTAACTGATGGTGTTTCATTATTAACAACTGGTGTTTCTTCTTCTGGCGGAGAAAATATTGAAAGTGTAGAATCTATCAAAAAATTTGCTCCAAGGTCATTCGCTGCTCAAAATAGAGCAGTTACGAGTTCAGATTATGAAACTTTAATTCCATCAAAAATTTATACCGAAACTGAGTCAATTTCAGTTTTTGGTGGGGAAGAATTAATTCCTCCACAGTATGGAAAAGTTTTTATTAGTATAAAACCAAAATTTGGAGATTTTTTACCAAATTTAATTAAAGAAAATATTAAAAAAGAACTTAAAAGATACGCCGTAGCAGGAATTCTTACAGAAATTCTTGATCTTAAGTATTTGTATGTTGAAGTTGACTCAAAAGTTTATTATAACTCAAATTTAACACCTTCCTCTCAACGAATTTCTTCTATTATACAAAATAATATACAAAAATATGGCGAATCTACAGAATTAAATCAATATGGGGCAAGATTTAAATATTCCAAATTTCAAAGAATTATTGACGACAGTAATCAGGCAATTACATCTAATATAACTACTATTAGTATACGAAGAGATTTAAGAGTTGTTTTAAACACTTTTGCAGAATACTCAATTGGGTTTGGCAATCAATTTCATATAAAAAGTCTTGAAGGATACAACATAAAATCATCAGGTTTTACTGTTAGTGGAATTCAAGAAACTCTATATCTGGGCGATGTACCAAACTTAAATAATCAAACTGGAGATTTATTCTTCTTTACTGTACCAACATTAACATCCCAAAATCCTACGATTGTAAAAAGAAATGTTGGCACAGTCGATTATGTAAATGGAATTGTAACTTTAAATCCTGTAAATATAATTTCAGGAAAAATACGTGATGGTCAACCTATTATTGAAATTTCTGCAACACCAAAATCTAATGATGTAATTGGATTGCAAGATTTATATTTACAATTAGATATTGGAAATAGTGTTTTTGACATGGTGGTTGATGATATTTCTTCTGGAGTTGATTCTTCTGCTTCTACGTATATATCGTCCTCTAGTTATGCTAATGGTAATTTGGTAAGGTCTGGTGGAAGAGCAGGATCAACTCCTCTCTCAGAAGCACAAGCAAGGGCAGTTAATGCGTCTGGAACAAACGTTTACAGTACTGGCGCTTCTTCATCAACAAACACATCAACGACGCCTACAACGACGCCTACAACAACCTCTACATCATCAACGTCTTCATCTTCCTCCTCTTCATCATCATCTTCATCATCTTCATCGTCTTCATCATCTTCCTCTTCCTCATCGTCAAGTTCGTCTGGCGGCGGTGGTTACAGCAGCGGTTACTAATACTTAAATTAAAATGACAGCAAAAAGAGTTCAACTTTCCACAATTGTTAAAAGTCAAGTTCCTGACTATGTTAGGTCTGATTTTCCTCTGATAACTGAATTTTTAAAAGAGTACTATAAAGGACAGGAATATCAGGGTGGTCCAATTGATCTTATTAATAATATTGATAGATATTTAAAAATTGATTCTTTTACTAATAGGGTATATTCAAATACTATTTCAAAATCTATCAATACCATTGATAGCACAATTGAAGTAATTGACACATCAGGATTTCCAGATTCTTATGGTTTGTTAAAAATTGATAATGAAATTATTACATATAAAGGAAAAACTGACAGATCCTTTACTGGTTGTATTAGGGGATTTAGTGGAATTTGCGAACTTTCTAAAAATAATTCTCCAGATGAAGTTCTATTTGAATCAACAAATGCAGAAACTCATGCAAATGGTGCTCAAGTTTTAAATCTTAGCGTATTGTTTCTAGCAGAATTTTTAAATAAAACTAAAAAGCAATTTTCAACAGGTTTTGATGATAGAGAATTATATTCTGAAGTAAATCAAAATACTTTTTTAAAGCAAGTAAGAAGTTTTTATGCGTCAAAAGGAACAGAAGAGTCATTTAAAATTTTATTTAAAGCATTATATGGTATAAATGTAGAATTAGTAAATCCTTCAGATTTACTTTTCAGACCTTCTGATGCACAATTTAATCAAGTAGAAAGTATCATTGTAGATCCAACTACAAATGAAAGTGAGTTTGATGATATTCAAAATATTACTCTTTTTCAGGATTATCCATCAAAATCTTATGCACCTATTTCTTATTCAGAAAAAGTTCTAGGAAAAGATTCTAAAGTATATCATAGATTAGATATTGACGCTGGATATAATAAAGATATCACATTTGATGGTGCGATTTATGGAGATTTTAAAGTAACTCCTAAAACAAAACTTGTAAATCCAGTATCTATTGGGGCATCTTACCTAGATGTAGAATCAACAGTTGGTTTTGCGAATACGGGACATATTTCCTTTAAGTATAGTGATGGTTCATTAGGAACACTATATTATGGATCCAAAACGATTAATCAATTTAGAGACGCTGGATACATTTATAAGCAAATTGAAGAAGAGGAGAATATAACAGATAGAGATACTTTTGCATATGCTACAATAAATGGAAAAAGAGTACAATGCAATGTATCTTCGATTATTTCAGAGGTAAATGTCCCAAGTAAATCTCTTTATAATATTAAAGGTAGTAAATCAAGAGTTAAAACTCTTGGTTTTGAAGGTAGAGGGTTTAAATTTAATGATTGGATTTATAACAATAAAAAATTATTTACTATTGGATCTTTAAGTATTATTGATGCAGCAGATAATGTATATCGTGCAAATTTAAACAATAATCATTATGTTTTTAAAGATGATACTATTGAAATAATTGACAATAGTGGACAATCCATAAACGGAGTAGTTTTATCTGTCATCAATGGAAAATCCTTAAATATTAGAACAGAGGGAACACTTAGTTTAACCGGAATATACACACTTAAAAAGAATATTTTAAAAGGTATATCTCCATCGTTCCCACAGATAGAGGATTATCAAGCAAATATTCAAAATGTATACGTAAATGACGATAACAATTTATTAATTGCATCTTCTTCAATACCTTCAGAACCAATTTCAATATCAGATGTAGATTTAGAAGTTAATGGAACCTTTGAAGGAACTGAAGTTTCATTTAATTCTGAGCATAATTTAAAAACTGGTGATAAAGTTTATTATTATCCAGAAGTAATTGAAGAAAAAATTATTGATGAAAATTTTAACTATGTGACACAAGAAGTTGAGGGAAGCAAATTATTTAATGAGGGAATTTACTATGTTGAAAAAATTAATAATTTTTCTGTAAAATTTTCATTAAGTAAAGAAAATATTTTCTTTGAAAAATACGTTATTTTTGCACAAACTACTGTACAAAATAATAGAGTTAGACTTTATGATTATCATGAAAAAGATCTTCTAGATCAAAAATTACTAAGAGAAATTCCTTTACCATTAGAAAGTTCTTCGGAAAAAGTAAAAACTCTTCCTGGAATGACTGGAATTTTATTAAATGGTGTAGAGATTCTAAACTATAAGTCAAAAAATAATATCTATTATGGAGAAATCAAAAGTATTGATGTAAATTCATCAGACAATCAATTTGATATAATTAATCCACCCAATTTAGTTATTGAAGACAGTGGAAGAGGTAAGAACGCTAGCGGTTTTCTTGGAATCACAGGTTCCCTAAGTAAAGTTAAAATCGTAAATAGAGGATTTGATTATGAGAGCACCCCGACTATTAAAGTGGTTGGTGGTAATGGTAATGGTGCTTCAGTTTTAGTAAACATGAAGTCAACAGATAATGTTGCTAATTTTGATAGTAAGTTTATTCGACTATCTCCAATTAATAGTATTGGTTTTTCAACTTATCATAAATTTAGAGATTATGAAGAAGTTGTTTATCAAACTAGTGACCAGTTAGGAATTGTTGGTTTAACTACAAATACTACTTACTTTGTTGGTTTAATTGATATAACTACAACTTACTCAGTAACTGTTGCTAATAAAACATCAAGTCATCCTTACTACGGGGAGGGATCTGGAAACGGATACTATATCATTGGTGGTGATTATGATACAACATCAGAAGCACCTAACTTACAGTTTATTCCTGGCGAAACTTACATATTCAATCAAAACGATGCATCATCTGCATCCCATGCCATATACTTTAGCACAGTAGAAGGTTCCTATGGCGGTAATGACAGATATGAGACTGGTGTAACTTACACTCTTGATGGAGTAAAAGTTACGTACAGTGCATATGCAAGTGGTTTTGCAGCTGCCTCAAATCGTAGTATCAGTATAACAGTTGATGATACAGCGCCCGCAACTCTGTACTACGCATGTCAACAACATGAAAAAATGGGCAATGCAATAAGAATTTTTAATGTTGAGGGCAAAAAAGATCTTAATAATCTAAAATTATATAACACTAGAAATGATGCTGTTTCTGGAATAAACACCATATCACTTACTGTATATGGAAATGGAGTTCATAGTCTTACAGCATTAACTAAAAAAAGACAAGTAGATTCCATTAATATTGTCGAACCTGGAGAAGGATATTCAAACAGAAAAGTAACCTGTCAACATACCGGAATTAATACCTCAACCAACAGCATTAATAGTATTGATCATGGATATACTAGTGGTGATAAAATCCAATATATGGGAGTTGCTAGTGGAACAGATACTCAACTAGTAGGTCTTTCATTAAATATTGACTATATTGCTACAGTATTGGATAAAGACAATTTTACCCTATCAGAAATAGGTGTTGGCAATACGATCAATATATTTGCAGATAGACAAGAATATGTAAATATAACTACAACTGGAATTGGAACTCATATTTTTAATCATCCTCCAATTCAAGTTATTTTAACTGGTCAAACTGCTATTGGTACTGAATTTGTTGCAGAACTCCAACCACAATTCTTAGGTTCTGTTAATAATATTCATATTTCAAATGGTGGAGTTGGATATGGTGTAACTAATATTCAAAACTTTGAAAGAAGTCCAATTATTACATATTCTATTGGAAAAGATACTCAAATTAAAGCCAGTGTTAATAATGGTAGCATAACAGAAGCAATTGTTTTAAATAGAGGTAATAATTTCACTTCTGCTCCAGATATCGTTGTAGATGGTGATGGAACAGGTGCAGTATTAACTGCGATTATTAGAAGTGATGGTAGAATTGAAAAAATTATTGTAATTGAAGGTGGTAGAGGATATGATAGTCTTAATACTAACATTAGAGTTGTATCGTCAGAATCTCTCTCACAATCAAAATTCAAAGCAAATCTTCAATCTTGGAAAATTAATTTATTTGAAGATGCATTTGACAAATTAGAAAACGATGATGGTATTCTAACTCTTTCAAGTTTTGGAAACTTTGGTATTCAATATTCTCATCTTTTTGCCCCAAGATATTTAAGATCTAGGTTAATCCCAAGCGATTCTGAAGGTGATAAAAAATATGGAACAAGCGATCTTCCATTTAATAGAGTTGAAATTGATTCTCCTAATCACTCTCCTATTATTGGATGGGCTTATGATGGAAATCCTATCTATGGACCTTACGGATATTCTGCAAACTCTGGCGGTGTAGCAGTAAGAATGAAGAGTGGATATTATACTGAGACATCTTTATCACCAAACAGACCACCAAATTATTCTGCAGGATATTTTGTTCAGGATTATACTTATTATAGAGTTGATGACGATACTGTTCTTGACGAAAATAACGGAAGATATTGTATAACACCAGAATTTCCAAAGGGAACATATGCATACTTTACTACAATAAGTGAACTTTCTGATGATAGTGGTCCTTTTAGAAATTACAGAAGACCAGTTTTTCCATATCTAATTGGAGATAATTATTTCTCAATTCCAAGTAAGTTTAATAAGGAAAAAAATTCAAATCAAGATGGTTTTGATTTGAATAATAGTGATTATAAAAGAAATACTACCATATATAATTTCTTTGATAAAGATGTTAGATATCCATATATCAATTTACCAAATGATTTAAATCAAAAAGTAACAATTAAAAATCTTTCCAAAGGTAAAATTAGTGATATTAAAGTTTTAAATGGCGGAAACTCTTATAAAGTAGGAGATAGATTAGTATTTGATCAAAAAGAAACTGGTGGGAGTGGACTTGCTGCTAAAGTTTCTTTTGTAGAAGGTAAAGAAATTAGTAAAATTGAAAATGAGCATAGTGAAACTTTTATTGAAATTTTGCCCTCCGGTAAAAAAGGTATATTTGTTGGAGTAGCATCTACTGCTCATGGATATTTTAATGGAGAATTAATATCCTTAACTAATTTTTCTACAACTAGATCAAAATTAGAAGGTAATTATTCTGTAGTAGTTCCAGCAACAACTCTTACATTAATTGGTTTAGGAACCACTACACATGCTCTAGGTCCATTATCAAATACGGGAATTGTAACTTTTGTACATGTATCAAATTCAAACTTTGATCGTATTAACGAAAATGATGTTATTCAGATTCATCAAGAAAGAGTTAAAGTTCTAAATGTAGACTCCTTATCTGGAAGACTTAGAATTATTAGAGAGTTTGATAATACTGTTTCAGGAGTTCACACGATAGGGGTTGCAGCAACTGTAGACCAAAGGAGATTTGAATTTAAATCTGATCATGATAAGTCCTTTAATTTTAAAACTAATAAAGAGTATTATTTTGACCCGCAAGAATCTGTTGGATTATCTGGTGGGTATGGGAATCCTGGAACGGGAAGTACAATAACATTTGAAGTTCCAGGAGTTGGTGGTACATCAATTCACATTAAACCAAAGTCAGTATACTTGAGAGGTCATGATCTAAAAACTGGTGATGCAGTAGTATATAATATTAATAATAGTGGAGGCAATGCAATTAAATATGAAGACTCTACTACATCGTCTGGTATTGGTTCTGACTTAATTGATGGTAGAACATATTATGTTGCTAAGTTTAATAAGGATTTCATTGGAATTTCGACCGTTAAAGTTGGAATTGGATCAACAGGAGTATTTTCTGGTATAGCAGTAACAACTAAAGATATTGGTTTAGTTGATTTTATCAATCGCGGTTCATCTACATATCATAGTTTTGCAACACAATATCCTAAAATTACTTCAGATGCAATTAAAAACCGAGTAATTGTTTCAACTGCAACTACTCATGGACTGAGTTCTGATCATAGAGTATTATTTGATATTAAACCTAAAGTTCAAAAAACTGTAGTTGTAAAATACGACGATTTTAACAGAAATATTTTAATTAATCCAAAATCTTTTGAACCAACTGGTGTTAACACCTCAACCGGAATTATTACTATTCAAGACCATGGATTTTCTACTGGTGATAAGTTAATTCACACCAGCGAATGGGCAGCAGCTGCTTATGCTAATAACAGTCCATATTTTGCAGTAAAAATTAATAATAACAATTTTAAACTTTCGGAAACACTTTATAACTCAAAACTCGATCAACCAATAACCGTTGTTGGTGTTGCAACTACTGCAGGAACATTAAGTCCAGTAAACCCAGTTATTGACACTGAAGGATATAATTCTATTAAATTTGACTTATCAGACCCTTCTTTACAATATGAGTATTTCTCAAATCAATATCCTGGATTCGAGTTAGATTTCTATGTTGGAAAATCATTTAATAAACCTTGGACAAAAAATCCACAGGATATTGGATTTAAAGTAATAAAAACTGGTGTGGTAGGTTCAAATGCTATTGTAACACTATTTTTAGATTCCGATACGCCTAAAGATTTGTATTACAATCTTGTTCCAAAGTATACTCAAGGTGTTCCATTAGCAGAAACAAAAAAAGATGTATATCTTGACACAACCGTAAATGGTGCAGGTTATATTAAAGTATCACCTAGTTCATATTCTGGTTCGCACAAGATAAAAGTTTCTACTGCTAGTACGTTTACATATAATTTGACCAGTGAACCAGAAATTGTATCTTATGGATCAACTAATGCATCATTGTCGTACATTACAGACTGTACACATACAGATGGTCCCATTTCTCGACTAGAAATTTTAAATACTGGAGACAATTATAATACCCTTCCAGGTTTTACAACAGTAACCTCTATTAATGGTGTTGATTGCGATTTGGAATTGCGAAGTTTAGATATTGGATTAGTTAAAAATAGTGAAATAACTAATTATGGATATGATTTTCCATATGATCAAACAATTAGACCATTATTTTACTATTCACAATCTTTAAAAATAACCCCATTCTCATCAATTGAGTTTATTGGAATTTCTTCTTTTGGAAGGGGTTATTTTGGAAAGCAAGAACTAATAGTTATTGATGGAGTTTCTAAAGAAATAGTATCTGATATTGATTTAGAATACACCAGCACTAGTGCTGAAGTGACTATATTACGTAATACTTATGGGATGAATAATGTTGTTCCGAAAATTTATCCAATAAATTCTGGGGCAGGTGTTCCCGTTGATAATAGTATACTAGGCGATGGTGTTACTACTGGTATTACATATAATTCAGCAACTAAAATTGCTAAAGCAATAATAAAAACAGAGTATTCTACTGGAGACTATTATCCATTTGAGGTGGGTGAAAAGATAATGATTGAGGGTTCCAATCCTGGTATTGGAAACTCTAGAGGATTTAATAGTTCTGAATTTAATTATGATTTATATACAATTACCGCAATTGATCCAAACGTTGGTGGTGGAGCAGGGTCTGTTTCATTCAATATAGCAGATCAGTTAAAAGATACTGAAACGGTTATTGAATATGATCTAATTAATTCGGCTGCAAGAATACTCCCACAAAGAGACTTTCCAACTTTTGATGTAAAAATTAAAAAGAATGAATTTATTAAAGAAGAGATAATTAGAAGTAATGGCAAGATTGCTATTGTAGAAGAATGGGATAAAGAATTTTCAATTCTTAAAGTTAATTCTATAGATGAATTTGATAGTAATGAAACTATTACTGGTCAAACCTCAAAGTCTATTGGAACAGTTGGTAGTGTCCTATTCCCTTTCAAAGAATATGGCAAATATGGCAGCACAATTAAACAGAATAGGGGTTGGAAAGCAATTGCAGGATTTTTAAATAACGATCTTCAAAGAATTCCTGATAATGATTATTATCAAAACTTCTCATATTCTCTAAAATCTACTGTTCCATTACAAACATGGAATGATCCGGTATCTTCAATGAATCACGTTGCTGGATACAAAAAATTTGCTAACTATCAGTTAGAGTCGTATGAAAGGGGTCTTAGATTATCTACTTCTCCAACCCAAGGTTCTAGTTATATAAACCTTATAAAAGATATTGTAGAAACTGTAGATATTAATTGTGTTAATGATTTTGACTTAGTTAGAGAAAATTCTATTTCTTTGGGAGGTGCAGATTTAGTTTCTACACAAATTATTTTTGAAAGCAGACTTATATCCAACTTTGATCAAGCAATTGGCAACAGAGTTTTATCAATAGATGATATTAGTGATTTGTTTAGCCATCGTCCAAGACCGGAGGAATTTGTAAATATTGATAAATTTAGTCTTGATAAAACAAGATTCTTAAGATTTATCACTCTTATAAGAGATCAAAGATTTACTTCAGAAAGACAGGTTTCTATTTTTGATGTTATTCATGATGGAAATTATGGATATAGTAATGAATATGCTGTCCTTTCGACGGTTGAGGATATGGGGTCATTTGATTTTGCAATTCAACAGGGGGAAGGATTAATTCAATACCATCCCACGCCAGAAAAAGTAGCATTTAATGATCTTAATATTTCATATGTTTCTTATAAAATTGATGATAGTTTTGTAGGTATAGGAAGTAGTGCTTTTGGTGATGTTGCGATTATAAACACATCAAGCGTAGAACTGAATACTGTTGGAACAGGTGTTACTATTGTTTCTATTGGAAGCACTTATAATTCCGTCTCAGTTATGGTAACAATAAATCCAGACACTGGAGAGCAAAATGAAGAGTTTCAATTTACTCAAGTTAATTTTATTCATGATGGAACTAATATAGTATCTTCTGGAGAATATGCATCTCTGTTTACTCAACTTGGACAAAGTGGATCTGAAGGATTTATAGGATATGGAACTTTTTATCCATATATTAATGGTAATAATTTTAATGTGGAGTATATACCCAATGCTGGTATTGGAACAACTGCTGTTATCAATACAATCCAAATTGGATTAGCACAAACTGCTGTCAATGGTTCCACGGACTTTAATATGGTCCATACTAGAATGCAAACGCAATCTACCACTATTGCAGCATCAGCAAGTCCTGGAATTACAACCGTTAATGATTATAGATATATTGCAAATTCTCAAGAATTCCATGCAGCAAAATATTATGTTCATATAGCAGATAAAACTAATAATGAACATGAATTTGTAGAACTATTTGCTGTTGACACTATTAACGCTGTTGGTATAGGTAGTGATGTATATTTAACAGAGTTTGCTAATTTAAGAACTTCATCTTCTGGTCTTGGTACTTTTGGTGCAGAAGTAGATGACACTGGGTTTGCGGTTGAGTTACAATTTACACCAAATCCAAATATAGATGTAGAGGTAAATGTTTTTGCTCAACAGTTAAAATCAGAAACAGCAGATGATGTTGATACAATTATTGATTTTAATAATGGTCTTGTTACTACTGACAGAGATGACTATGTTGGAACATTTAATGCTATTAAAACTGATTTTGACTTAACTCATGAAGGTCAGGATATTTTTGAAAATTGGTTTGAAGGAGGAAATTCTGATATTGTCAACACAACTGATAATACGATTAAACTTCCAAACCACTTCTTTGTTTCTGGCGAAAGAGTTAGTTATTACAGAGATGATATCAATAATACAGCTTCTGCAATTGGTATAGGTGAAACATTTATCGTTGGAGTTGGATTAACCACCATTCTTCCTAATGATATTGAAAATCTCTTTATAGTTAAAATTGATGATACTTTTGTTGGATTGGCAACTAGTCCAGTAGACGCACAGTTAGCAAATCCAAATTTAATTAGTATTACAACTGTAGGAAGTGGAACTTCACATAGATTCTTAACAACTAAACAAAATTCGAGAGTTCTTGTCACCATCGATAATATTATTCAAAGTCCTATTGTTTCTACAGCAATTACAAGTTCTTTAAATGCAATAGCACTTTCAACAACAGATATTCTTGAATTTACAGGAGTAACTTCATTCTTTGGTGGAGACTTTTTACAAATTAATAATGAAATTATGAAAGTTGCTGGAGTTGGTGCTAATAATGACCCAAATAAAGTAAGAGTTAGGAGAGCAAAACTAGGAACTAAGTTTGCCAATCATGCGGCAGGTGATGTGATAACTAAAATTTCTGGCAACTATAATATAACTGATAGTACAATTAGTTTTGCAGAGGCACCTTATGGTCTGGATCCTCTACCAAACCCATCAGATCCCAATTCAATTGACTGGGAGGGAATTGCTAAGGGTTCTAGTTTTCATGGAAGAAGTTATATGAGGGGAAAGGTTGCTACTGGCACCAGTGAAACCTACCAAAGAAATATTGTATTCCAAGATGTATCTGATAAATTTAATGCTCTTGAAAATACATTCCCCTTGAAAACAACTGAAGGTCAAAATATTGCAGATATTGCAAATGAAAATGCTATCATACTAATCAATAGTGTATTTCAACTTCCGGGAATTACAGTTGAAGAAGATTATAGACTCATAGAAGAAACTGTAGGTATTACCAGTGCAGTATTCAATGGTGATGCAAGAGATATTGGTTATGATGTTGGAATTAGTAGTTTCCCTTCTGCTGGGATTATCCAGTCTATTGGTTCTACTGAAGGTCTTGGATACCAACCTCTTGTTTCTGCAGCAGGAACAGTTACTGTGAGTGCATTAGGGACGGTAACGTCGGTTAGCGTCGGTTTTACTGGAAGTGGATATAGATCTCAAGAATATCATGAAATTATCACAAAAACAAATCATCCTATTTCCACTGGCACTACCAATATCTTTATTGAAAATGAAAATAGTGTATTTGGTATTTTAAGTGAAGTTTATGATGGAACTAATGCATATATTGGTATTGGATCATTTAGGGCACAATATGTAACGACACTTAATGGTATTGGTAATACATTTGTCCAAATTAGACCAGAACAAACTTCTATTTACAATATTCCATCTGGAACTTCTGTGAGCATTGGAGTTACCGTACCATACGGTATTGTTAATGTTAGTGCTGCTACTAGCAATATCAGTCCAGGAGTAGTTTCTGGTCTTACTTATGATGTATTAAATGCAGATTATAATCCAGAGACTGGATTTATGTCTATGACTCTTCCAATAGGTCATGAATTAAGTCAAGGAGATTATATTAGATTTGTAGACAATAGTTTAAACTTCAGTTGTAACAGTGACAATAATACTAGAATCAAATCATATCCTAGACCAAATCTTGACACTAATGCAAGTAGAAGACCTTTAAGACTTGAAGATGTTTCAGATCAACGTGCGCGAGTATTTGTTGGTCTCTCAACCTTTGTATATTTTGATGTTACAGATGCAACATACACACCCAATACTGGTAATTTAGAACTTACTATTGGTAGTCATAACTTTGTTGCGGGTAGAGGCATATCTATCGAAACTGATTCTCTATCCTTTAAGTGTGCAATGGATGGCAATACAGCAACCAAGACATATCCTCGCGCAACTGATCCTGCGGCAAATACTACTCTTGATATTACTGCAGTAACCTCTAACACAATTACTGTCAATGTTGGTGCTTCACCTCTGGTAACATATACACCAGGTGCAGGAACAACATATGATCCTAGCACAGGATTGATGGTTCTTGAAATTGGTACGCATAATTTAACTGCTGGTACAAGTATTAAATTAGCAACTGAGTCATTGACATTTAGTTGTGGATATAATGGTGCTACTGGTTCTGCTGCTGAAAAATCATATCCTAGATCTAATGGCAATGATCCATTCTATGATACTGCAATTAACATCGCGTCAGTAACTGAAACTACAATCACACTTCAAGTATTAACAACCATTCCTTCTACAAATACTGACGTACATACATTCGTATCTGCAACGACTGGAGCAGTTATCTCTGGAGGCAACTATCTCCACTCATTCCAAAGTGCAACAGCAAATGCTGTTCGTGCTGGCGGTCAGTATACGCATACCTTCGTAGGTATTGGGACAGACGCTGTTGTTAGCACTGCAACTACATCTATCCAACATATTGGTTTTGCGACTGTCATAATTGGAACTGGACATATTTCTCCAAATGTTACTATAACCAATCCAGGATATGATCTTGATATAGATCAAGAATTAATGCCACAGATAATATTTGATAGTCCAAAACCATATGGAAATATTCCCTTAGTATTTTCTAATGAGAATGCATTAGTTAGTTTGGGAACGGAAGCTAGAGTTGATGTTGTAGTTAGTAATGGTTCTAGTGTATCTTCTTTCAATTTTACAAATAGTGGTTATGCATATGGAAATAACAACATCTTAACAGTACAAACTGGAGGATTAGTAGGAATTCCGACATCACCAAACTTTAAAGAATTCCAAATTATTGTACAAAGGACTTTTGATGATACATTTAATGGATGGAATCTTGGTGAACTTGAATTACTTGATAATGTTGACGCTTATATTAATGGTAGAAGAAAACTTTTCCCGCTGTTTAGAAGCGGAGAAAGACTGTCTATCATTGCCGCAAAAGATTCAAAAATTGATCCCAATCAGTTATTGTTAGTATTCTTAAATAATATTCTTCAAGTTCCTAAAAAATCATATTTCTTCTTTGGTGGTAATAGGATTAGATTTACTGAAGCACCTAGACCAGGCGATTTCTTAAGAATTCTTTTCTATAAAGGTAATGGTGAAACTGATGTTGTCAATACTGAAGTAATACAAACAGTAAAAGAAGGAGATACTCTTAATATTAATTCAAATGATATTATTCTAGATGAAGATAAGAGAACTATTACAGATATTGTTTCAACTGATACCGTAGAAACTCTTCCATATTTTGGACCAGGAAATACTGCCGATATTGATTTAACTAGACCAGTTGATTGGTGTCGTCAAAGTGAGGATAGGATAATTAATGGGTTGCCTATCTCTAAGGCAAGAACATTCTATGAACCAAATATTTTACCAAATGCCTACTTAATTAAACCAGTTGGTCTTGGCGGAACAGTGTTTAGTGTTAATACTACTAGACCTCTATTCAATCAAAGTGATGAATTTACTACCGTTCAAGGAAAACTTGCCCAAAACGTAATTAAAATTCACCCACAAAGGGAAATATCACCTTCTACTGCAACTGCTACTGTTTCTACTGCAGGAACCGTCTCATCAATATTAATAACAGATGGTGGACATGGTTATCTTACAGTTCCTACGGTAAGTATTGCAAGTACAAATGGTGTAGGTATTGGCACAAGTGGGACAGCATCTGCGGCCGCTACGCTTACGAATGGAGTTGTTACTGGAATAACAATAACTAATGGTGGTGTTGGATATTCTACGGTAACAGCACCTAAAGTTTTAATTTCTCCTGCACAAGCATCCAAAATTGAACAATGTGAAGTTTATTTCCCAGATGGTTATAGAGGAGATTCTGGAACAGTTGTTGGATTTGCAACAACTTCAATTTCAGGAGAAACCTTTGCATTATTTGACCTCTTTATTCCAGAACAAGACCAAGTTTTCAATAATATTAAATATGTTGGATTTGGTATAACTGTTTCTCAAATTGAGCAAGGAGATGCATTTACAATCTACAACTCTAATGTTGGAACGGCAAATACTTCTATCACAAGTTATGATAGTGCTGGCGCTGTTCTTGGCATAAGCACTTCATATATTGATGGGGTTTATGAAGTAATAGAAGTTGTAGAAGAACCTAGAAATATGGGTGGAATTGGAACAGCAACAGCAAGAGTTCGTGCAAGAGTTGATAATCCTCCTGTAGGATTTGATTTTAATGCTAATTGGACTGGAAGCACTGGAATGACTACATCAAATTATCAAGGTTCATATAGTTGGGGTAGAATTGTAGTTAAGAGTAGAGCAATTTCTACTACCTATAATCCATATAACTCACAAGGAATAAGTGGCATTACTACCTCCCCACTTGTTGTAAGAGAGAGATCTCTAGCATTTGTGGGATATACCACAACTACGTAACTAAATAAAGAAAAAACTGTGGCAAAATGTCTGCAATAATTACAGATCAAATTAGAATTTTGAACGCGAAAAATTTTCGCAATGGTGTATTGAGTACTTCTAATGCTTATTATACCTTTGTCGGATTGACTAACTCTACCGATTTTAGTGACACATGGGAAGCTAGACCTCCCTCTCCAAGAGATAGTTTTAATCAGGAGAATGATTATTGGGACACCATGATTGCTATGAAGAGGATTACTTCTTCAGATATTATGCATGTTGTACCAAAAAGAAATTGGTCTTCAGGTTCAAAATATGATATGTATCGGCATGATTATAGTATTGACAATCTTGCTGCAGTTTCGAGTGCAACAAATCTGTATTCATCATTTTTCTATGTTATGAATAGAGATTTTAGAATATATATTTGCCTACAAAATGGAACAAGTCCCGATAATCCAACAGGAAAACCCTCACTTGATGAACCTACATTTACTGATTTAGAACCAAGAGTTGCTGGTTCAAGTGGAGATGGATATGTTTGGAAATATCTTTATACTTTAAGTCCTTCAGATATTATTAAATTTGATTCGACTGAGTTTATGCCAGTTCCAAATGACTGGGAAACATCTTCAAATAATGCCCTTGTAAGAGACAATGCTGTTAGTGGTTCAATTAAAATTGTAACCATAAAAAATAAAGGATTAAATGTTGGAGCAGCAAATTTACAATATCGTAATGTTCCTATTAAAGGAGATGGTATTGGTGCAGAGTGTACTATTACAATCGATGAAAACTCCCAAGTTTTATCTGTAGATATATCAAATCAGGGTTCTGGATATACATATGGAACTGTAGATTTAGTTGCTGGTTCTGTTCCTACTGGAACAGTTAGACCTACATTTGATGTTATCATTCCTCCTCAGGGTGGACATGGATATGATATATATCGAGAACTGGGAGCATCTAATCTTTTACTTTATGCAAGAATTGAAAATGATACTCAAAATCCAGATTTTATTACCGGCAATAAAATTGCTAGAGTTGGTATTGTAGAAAATCCAACTGAATTTAATTCAACTACAATTCTTGATAAACCCAAAGCAAGTGCTGTTGGCGCTTTAAAACTTGTAGGAACAGGGTATAGTACTGCCGAGTTTGCTATAAATACATTTGTTTCTCAAACTATTGCAACAGGAACAACTGCTTTTGGTAGAGTGATTAATTATGATCAAACAACTGGAATATTGAAATTTTGGCAGGATAGATACCTTGTTGGATTTAATACCTCCGATGGTACTCCAAATATTACTCCAAGACATGGATATGATTTAGCAGAATTTACAAGTTCTCCTGATACGGGTGGTTCATTTTCAGTTATACCAGATAATGGTAACAATTCTAGTTTGTTTATTGATAGTACATTTACAGGTGCTTCTACCGTAATAAATAATAGAACCTATTATTATGGTCTTAATTTCACTGACGGTATTGCTTTACCAGAAGTTCAAAAACAATCTGGTAATATCATTTACGTTGATAATCGACCTTCTATTCTTAGATCGTCAAATCAAAAAGAAGACATAAAAATTATCTTGCAGTTCTAAAGGATTATGCCACAACAAACTAATCTCAACGTATCGCCATATTTTGATGATTACGATCCGTCCAGTGATTTTCATAAAGTTCTGTTTAAACCTGGTTATCCAGTACAAGCAAGAGAACTAACAAATCTTCAATCAATTCTTCAGAATCAGATTGAAAAATTTGGGCAGCACTTTTTTAAAGAAGGTTCTAAAGTAATACCAGGTAACACAGGATACACTCAACTTTACTATAATGTTCAGTTGAATAATACGTATCAAGGTGTTCCGGTTTCTGCTTATGCAGATCAACTTGTAGGATTAAAAATAACCGGACAAAACTCTGGAGTAACTGCAGTTGTTGACAGTGTTCTTCTTCCTACGGATTCTGCTAATGGAAATTTAACTTTATATGTAAATTATATAAATTCAAATACAGCGAATAATTTAAGTCAAGAATTTTTTGATAATGAGGAATTAGTTTGTAGTGCTGCAATAAATTCTAGCCTATTAGGAAATTCTACAATCCCGGCAAATAGTCCTTTTGCGGTAACAATACCTCAGAATGCAAGTTCTATTGGATCTGCATTCCAAATTCAGCAAGGTGTATATTTTATTAGGGGTAATTTTATACAAGTAGATACTGAAACTTTAATTCTGGATCAGTATTCAAATAGACCTAATTACAGAATTGGTCTTCAGATTAGAGAAGAAATTATAACTTCAGATTTAGATCAAACTCTAAATGATAATTCTCAAGGTTTTAATAATTATTCGGCACCTGGTGCAGATAGATTAAAAATTTCAGTAAGTCTATTCAAAAAACCACTTGATGATTTTGATGATAATAATTTTATTGAATTAGCAGTAATCGAAGATGGAATTATAAGATCGCAAATTAAAAATACAAAGGCAGGTTCAAATCAAGTCTTCCGCGAAGACTTGATGGATACTTTGGCACAAAGAACTTTTGAGCAGAGTGGTCATTATGTAGTAAAACCTTTTGATGTATCAGTATTTAATTCACTCAACAATAATCTTGGCAATAATGGATTATTTGCAGGTGGAGAATTCACCTATGGAGGTTCATTAGCATCTGATGATTTAGCAATATTTAAAATTTCATCAGGTAAGGCATATGTAAAAGGATATGAGATTGAGACTTCAACACCAACATTTATTGATGTTGAAAAACCAAGAACAACTAATGATGTTAATGCAGAATCTTTATCATATAATACTGGTTCCACAATTAAACTAAATCGAGTATTTAGAACACCTGCACCAGGTATCGGAATTGGTAATACATATGTAGTAAGTTTGAGGGATCAAAGATGTGGTTCTAATCAAAATACCGCTCCAGGAACAGAAGTTGGTCTTGCTAGAGTTTATGACTTTAGATTAGAGTCTGGTTCATATAGCGCAGATAATGCATCTACTAATGAATGGGGTCTTTCTCTGTTTGATGTTCAACCATTTACAAAACTTACATTAAACCAGGCACACACATTAACAGTACCAACTTTTGTCAAGGGTGCTAATAGTGGTGCTACTGCATTTCTTAGAGATGCCGTTACTGCATCTACAGCACTAACTCTTTATGAAAGAAATGGTTCATTTATTGAAAATGAATCTCTAATTTTCAATGGAAATCAAGATGGTAGAATTGCAATTGCAATCACAGAAAAATCTATTGCGGATGTAAGATCAGTTTTTGCTACAGAAAATAGATTAGTTGGTATTAATACTTTTGCTGGTGATGTTATTCAAACAAGATCATTTAATGTAGGTGTTGGACAGGTTAGTGCCGCAGGAAATATTGAAAGTTCTAATCCAAGATTCTTAGATAATGTTAAAGTTAGCGATCTAATTACATATTCGGATCTTGCAACTTCTACTGATAAAATTATGGTTAAAGTAACGGCAGTTAATGCGAGTAGTATTACTGTAGAGGGAGTTCAAACAGTTGCTGGTATTGTTAATGGCAATCTTCCTGGATCAGGTTCCATTAATGTTTCTGATATGGACATTGTAAGAACTTCACTTGACAAATCTTCTGATAATACATTATATACAAAACTAACTAAACAAAATGTTGCTACTATAGACCTTGATGAGTCTTCAATTACTATCAGAAAAGTTTTTGATGTAAATATTCTTGCGAATGGAACTATTGACACTGGAACTCCAATGGATGCAGGAGATCGTGAAGTATTTTTACCATTTGCGGCAAATAGATATTCCCTTATTAGAACTGATACAGGGGAAACAATTGAACTGACAGAAAATAAAATGTCTTTCAATGCACCTAGCAGTAGAATATTGAATATATTTAATATTGCTGGTGGTGCTGGTGCGGCAAAACTAGTTGCTACTTTAAGAAAATCAAAACCCAGGTCAAAAGTTAAAAATAAAATTAATATAAATTCTTTGATTGTAGATAAATCAAAACTTGAAGGGTCTGGTATTGGCACAACAACCTTAAACAATGGTCTTGAACATGGAAATTATCCTTTTGGAACTAGAGTCGAAGATGAAATTATCTCTATAAATTCTCCTGATGTTTTAGAAATTCACGGGGTATTTGAATCAAGTGGAACTGAAAGTCCTTCTGCCCCGAAAATGACGTTTTCTTCGGTAAGTAGTCAAACCTCTACAACCCAAGATATTGTTAATGGAGAAATACTTATTGGCCAAACTAGCGGATCTATCGCTGTCTGCGTAGAAAAACCTGACAATCTAAGTGTATCGTTTATTACAAAAAATCAAATTGATTTTATTGAGGGTGAAACGGTTATCTTTCAAGATAGTTTAGTTGAAGGAATTATTAGTATTATTGTTGAAGGAAGTTTTAATATATCTTCAAATTATACATTTAGTACTGGCCAAAGAAAAACCGTTTATGGACATAGTTCTTTAAGAAGAAGATCTTCTGCTTCTGCACCAACTAAAAAAATAGTCACGTACTTTGCTTCTGCTAAGTATGATACAGGAGATACTGGAGATATTACAACTGTAGAAAGTTATACTTCTTTTGACTATGCTACAGAAATTCAATCTATTGATGGTAGTTCTAATAGCGATATTATTGATGTTCGACCAAGAGTTTCAACTTATACAGTTTCTGAAGGATCACGTTCACCATTAGAATTTGAAGGAAGAACATATAATCAATCTGGTAATTCTGGTGCAAATATTCTTGCTTCACAGGAAAGTTTAGTATTTGATTTCTCATACTATCTGGGAAGAATTGATAGATTATTCCTCACAAAAGACGGCAAGTTCCAAGTTGTTTATGGAACTCCTGCAGAAAAACCAGAACCTCCTGTAGGAATTAATGATGCAATGGAGATTGCATCCATCAAGTTACCTCCATACCTGTTTAATACTGAGCAGGCATCTATTAAATTCTTAGAACATAAGAGATATAGAATGTCTGATATTAAACAACTTGAGAATAGAATTAGAAATCTTGAGTATTACACTTCACTATCTCTTCTTGAGTCTAAAACAGAAAGTGCGTTTATCGCAGATTCTGATGGTCTCAATAGATTTAAAAGTGGATTTTTCGTGGACAATTTTAACTCCTTTAAATCGCAGGAGATGAAATCAACAATTAATAATTCTATTGACAGAAAAAACAAAGAACTCAGACCAAAGCATTATACAAATTCTGTTGATTTAATATTTGGACCAGTTGAGGGAGTTGACTCATCTACAGACTTTAAATTTAATATTATAGATGGTGAGAATATTTCCAGAAGTAGTGATATTGTCACTCTTAATTATTCTGAGGTCAATTGGTTACAACAAACATTTGCAACCAGATCAGAAACAATTACACCATTTACAGTAAGTTTTTGGCAGGGAACCATTGAACTTACTCCTTCTTCAGATACTTGGGTTGATACTGTTAGAGTTCAAACTAGAATTATTGAGACTGAGGGTAATTATGCTGCTACAGTTGATTACTATGAAAGAACAAACGAATTAGATCCCCAAACTGGATTTATTCCAATTCTCTGGGATTCTTGGGAAACTAATTGGACTGGCGTATTAGATACTGTTGAATCTGAAAGTAGAGCGGCAACTGATGCTCTTGCAGAATCTACTAAAAAACTTGATGGAACAACTGGTCCAGGTCAGTGGGTGAGAAGAAACGCTACTACTGTTTCGCAAGAAGAATTTCAAGAAACATTTGATCTTGGAACAGAATCTAGAGGTGGAACAAGAACTATTGTTCATGAGGAATATGAAAAGAATTCTATCAATGATAGAACTGTGAGTAGAGATCTAGTTCCATTTATGAGATCTAGAAATATTGAATTTAATTCAAGAAAATTAAAACCAGGAACTGAAGTTTATCCATACTTTGATGGAGTAGATGTTTCTAGGTATTGTACTCCAAAACTCATTGAAATTACAATGACCTCGGGTACATTTATTGTTGGTGAGAATTTACGAAGTGTTCCTTTGAGGAAAGGTGTTTCTGCGCCTAAATTCTATGCAAGAATTGCTCAAATTAATCATAAAGAAGGAGAGTATGATTCTGCAACTAGAACTTACGAACAAAACCCATACAACGGCCAATTAATTCCTTCCTCATATAATTCTACTTCAACAATATTAAATATTGATACATATTCATTGTCAAATGAAACTCAAGGTGAGTATTATGGTTATATTGAAGTTGGCACTTTACTTGTTGGAGAAAGTAGTGGTGCTACAGCAACCGTATCTGATTTAAAATTAGTTGTTGATAATCAATCATCACTTATTGGTAGTTTCTATATTCCAGAAACAATTACTTCATATCATCCAAGATTTGAATCTGGTATTAGATCATTTACTCTTTCCAGTAGTAATAATAACGATTCTGAAAACGTAACCACTATTGCATCGGAATCATACTCTGCTACTGGAATTATTGAAAATGAAGGTTCTGTTAGAAGTATTCGACTTGAAGATAGAAAAGAATTTGAACAGCAGACTGTAAGCAAATCTTCTGGCACACAAATTGTAGGAACCAGTGTAGTTAATAGAACCTCTCCAGAGACTATTACTGCTTGGTATGATCCACTTGCACAAACGTTTACTGTTGATGATGAAACTGGTATCTTTGTTACGCGATGTGATATTTTCTTTAAAGCAAAGGATGATATGGACATTCCTATCACCTTGCAGATTAGAACCGTAGATGGTGGAATTCCTACATCTAAAGTTCTTCCTATGTCAGAAGTAATTTTAGATCCTGATGAGGTTTCAATTTCGACAGACAGTTCAATTGCTACATCATTTACCTTCAAGGCACCAATTTATCTTGAAGGTAGAAGAGAATATGCGATTTGCCTTTCTACCAATTCTACAAAATACACTACATTCGTATCACGAATTGGTCAAGAAGATTTTCTAACAGATACTTTGATTTCCTCTCAACCATTCTTAGGATCACTATTTAAATCTCAAAATGCTTCTGGTTGGGAAGCAAGTCAGTGGGAAGATCTTAAATTTACACTTTATAGAGCAGAATTTGAAGTTTCTGGTTCTATTGATGTATACAATCCACGTCTATCAGTAGGTAACAAGCAGGTTCCAAATTTGTTGCCAAATTCTATAGAATTAAAGTCAAGAAAACTTAAAATTGTTCTTAATGCGCCAGATGATACTAATAATGATTATAGATTAGGAAACACTTTCCAACAGGTGGGCACTAATGCTACAGGCAATTTAGTTGGTGCCGGTGGTTCTGCAACAGGGCAATTAACAGTATCCAATGGAGGTCTTGGGTATATTCCTTCAACTGGTGCTGAGACGCGGGCCATAGTTTTAACTACATTATCTGGAAATGGTAGTGGTGCTAGTGCCAATATTACTTTTCAAAATGGAGTTGCTATTGGTGCAACAATTGCGACTGATATTGGTGGTAGCGCGTACCAAGTAGGAGATGTTCTTAGTATTTCTAGTGATAATGTTGGAAGAGATTTGAGATTGACCCTTACCGGAGTTGCTGCCACAAATACTTTGATATTAGATAATGTAATTGGTGATTTTGTTGCAAATAGTAGTAATGGAATTACATACGTTTCCAGTGATACGACAGTTGGTTTTACCACATTTGCTATTAGTAACGTTGCTGGAGTTGCATATCCAACTGCAATAACACCATTTACTGATGATTCTGATGGAAGACACATCAAAGTTAATCATTTAAATCATGGTATGTATTTTGATGACAATAGAGTTGAGATATCAGGTATTGAATCTGATATAGTCCCAACTAGACTTTCAGTTGCATACGCCGCAGGTTCAACAGCAGCACTTTCAGTAGAAGATAATGCCAATTTTGGCGAATTTGAGAATTTCCCTGTAGGAAATATAAATCGGGGATACTTAAAAATTGGTGACGAAATTATTGAATATACTGCAACTTCTGGTAGTAATACTATTGGAGGAACGATTACTAGAGGTGCAAATAAAGCATCATATCCAATTGGTACTTTAGTTTATAAGTATGAATTGTCTGGTATTAATTTGGCTAGAATTAACAAAATTCATGATATGAATGATGTTACTGTTCCAAATCCTATTACTTTAGATTCTTATTATATTAAACTTGACACTCAAGAAGTGTTTAATACGAATAATTTAAATCGTAGTATTGAAAGACTTACAGATACCGCGCCTACACTTTATATAAGAGATACAAAATCTGCTGGTGGATATGGAATTAGAGCATCTCAGAATATTTCCTATGGAATTATAACTCCAATGATCCAGTCTCAAACTGTTCAGGGTTCTACAATCAGTGCTAAATTTAGATCTACAACAACGGTTGGAATTAGTGGAAACGAAATTCCATTCGTTGATAATGGATTTGAACCTGTTACATTAAACAAACCCAATTTCCTCTCTACACCAAGAGCAATATTCTCTAAAGTTAATGAAGATTTAAAACTTACTAATGTTCCTGGTAATAAGTCTATGACTCTTAGACTTTTCCTCAATACTGTTGATACAAGAGTAAGTCCTGTAATTGATTCTCAAAGAATGAATACTATTCTTTCTACAAATAGAATTAATAATCCAATATCAAATTATATCACAGACCCTAGAGTAAATGGTATTGATTCTGATCCTTCAGCATTCCAATATATTTCAAGGGAACTTTCGCTAGAAAATTCTGCAACTTCACTGAAAATTGATCTTAATGCATATATTAATACATTCTCTGATATCAGAGCATTCTATTGCATAGGTAATGAACCAACGTCAACCCCAATTTTCACAGCATTCCCAGGATTCTCAAACCTTAAGTCGAATGGAAATATCATTAATCTAAAAGATAATGATGGACATCCAGATGTTGAGATTCAAAAGACGAATGTTCTTAATTTTGATAGCAATAGTCTTGAGTATAAAGAATATACATTCACAATGGATAATCTGGAACCATTCAGATACTATAGAATTAAACTTGTAATGAGTTCTACTAATCAAATTTATGTTCCTAGAGTTAAAGACCTTAGAGTTATTGCACTAGCATAATGGATTATCACGGAGTAGAGGGTCACTCAAATCTTTTGAGAGACCCTGACAATGATTCAATTGTCAACATTGATTCTATTGGGTATCAAAAATATATTACTAGACGTAAATCTAAAGATATAAAAAATCAAAAGGTACAAAATATAGAACAAGAAGTTGCTAATATGAAAGAGGATATTGATGAAATTAAAAACTTACTAAAGGAGTTATTAAATGGACCCAAATGAAATAGAACTAAAAAATCTTTCTAAAAGTTTTGAGTATACAAAACTAGCTGCTGAAATTGATGAGTGTAACGATATTAATAATTTAAAAAATTTGGCAAAGTCTTTCTGTAAACTTTATTTTAAGCAGCAAGAAACAATATCAGTTGTAAGAGCAAATTATTAAGATAAATATAAACATAGGGAATTTGTGAGTAAATGGCAAAACCATCATCTAGACAAACTTTAATAGATTACTGTAAGAGGCAGTTAGGAGCGCCTGTATTAGAGATAAACGTTGCTAATGAGCAAATAGACGACCTAGTTGATGATGCCCTCCAATACTGGAACGAGAGGCACTATGATGGTGTTGAGAAAATGTATCTTAAACATGCATTTACTCAAGAAGATATTGATAGAGGAAAAGCAAGTGGAACAAGTGGAGTTGGTATAGTTACTACAAGTAACTCTTCAAATGTACCTGGATTAGGAGCAGTTACTTCTAATTGGTATGAAAATTCAAACTTTATATCTGTTCCAAATTCTGTAATTGGAGTTGAAAAGATATTTAAATTTGATAGTAGTACAATATCTAGTGGGATGTTTAGTATTAAATATCAATTATTTTTGAATGACTTATATCAATTCAGTTCGGTTGATTTACTTCAGTATTCTATGGTTAAGACTTATCTAGAGGATATTGATTTTTTATTAACTACAGATAAGCAGATTAGATTTAATCAAAGGATGGATAGATTATATTTGGATATTGATTGGGGATCTCAGGTGGTTGGTGAGTATATTGTATTAGAATGTTGGAGATTATTGGATCCAAACGATTTTTCAAAAGTATGGAATGATTTCTTTGTTAAAAAATATTTAACTATGCTAATCAAAAAACAGTGGGGTCAAAATCTTATAAAATTCCAAGGAGTTAAACTTCCTGGTGGTGTAGAACTTAATGGAAGACAAATTTATGATGATGCTGTAAAAGAAATTGATGATTTAATGGAGAAAATGTCCAACACATATGAAATTCCACCTTTGGATATGATAGGTTGATATCATGGCATTAAATCCATTTTTTATTCAGGGTACAAGTGGAGAACAAAATCTTGTTCAAGACTTAATAAATGAACAATTAAGAATGTATGGGGTTGAGGTATATTACCTTCCTCGTTCTTATCTGACAACAAATACAGTTATAGAAGAAGTTATTCAGTCATCGTTTGAAGACGCATATCCTATTGAAGCATATGTCCAAAATTATGAAGGATATGATGATAATAGTACACTTTTATCTAAATTTGGTATACAGTCAACTCAAGAGATGACCTTTATTATCTCAAAAGAAAGATTTGAAACTTATATTACTCCGTTAACAGAAGGTAAAGCAAACTTAAAATTAACATCTAGACCCAAAGAAGGTGACATAATCTATATGCCCCTTGGCGATAGAATGTTTGAAATTAAATTTGTTGAACATGAAAAACCATTCTATCAATTACAAAAAAATTATGTTTATGAATTAAGATGTGAACTCTTCCGTTATGAGGATGAGGTTATTGATACTGGTGTAGAAGAGATTGATGATACTTTGGTTGGTAGTGATACTGATGGTATCTCTGAATCTGGTTCTTCCACGGTTCTTGGTGGTTCATTAACCATGACATTAGTTGGGACAGCATCAACTGCTACTGCAATTACTGGATTAATCAATGGAGGTATTCGTTCTATTACTGTAGGAAACCAAGGTGCTTTGTATTCAGTTGCCCCCACAGTTGCTATATCTTCAGCACCTTCAAGTGGAATAACAGGTATTGCCACTGCTATACTTGATAGATCTTCCGTTAGTAGTATTAATATTACCAACCCAGGTGCTGGTTACACAGTAACACCAAAGATTATGATATTGAGTAATACTGGAATTGGTGCAACTGCTTCCACAACTCTTGGTTCTGGTTCTATAGGAATTGTTACTGTTACTAGTGGTGGTGCAGGATATACAACCGCACCGACAATTACCTTTACTGGAATTTCTACAGTATCTGCTGCAGCAACAGCAATTATTTCTGCTGCTGGAACTATTACTGCAATTAATATTACTGATGCTGGTATTGGATATACCACAGCACCAACTATTACAATAAGTAATCCCACATCTAGTGATGTTGGAACTTTTGTATTTAATGAACTTGTTACTGGTTCTGTAAGTGGAACAAAAGCAAGAGTTAGAACATGGAATACTAATACTAATGTGCTTGAACTGGGCAATGTTACTGGAAACTTTAAAGCTGGAGAAACTATTGTAGGTTCTATATCTTCCGCTACTCACACAATATTCTCAATTAACAATGATCCGGTAGATGATGGATTTGCTCAAAATGCAACTATTGAAACTGAAGCAGATGGAATATTAGATTTTACTGAAAGAAATCCTTTTGGATTGCCTTAACTAAATATTATTATAGTGAACAAAAGTCATGTTTGAGCATTTTTACCACGAAATCCTAAGAAAAACTATCATATCATTTGGTACGCTTTTTAATAATATCAATATCCAGAAGAAAGATGCTTCTGATACAGATTTTAGTATGATGAAAATTCCTCTTTCATATGGACCTACCCAGAAGTTTTTGGCAAGACTTGAGCAGTCTGGAGACTTAAATAAGTCCACTGCAATGTCCTTACCTAGAATGTCTTTTGAGTTCACTGGTCTTACTTATGATTCTTCTCGTAAGGTTACTTCAACTCAAAAAATTGCAGTAAAAGACCCCAGTACGCAGAAAAAAGTAAATAAAGTTTTTACTCCAGTTCCTTATAATATGCAATTTGAACTTAGTATTATGTCTAAGATAAATGATGACGCATTGCAAATTGTAGAACAGATTTTACCTTTCTTCCAACCTGCATTTAATCTTAGTGTAGAGTTGATAGATCAAATTAAAGAAAAGAGAGATATTCCAATCATTCTAGAAAATATTACAATGCAGGATGATTATGAAGGAGACTATAGCACAAGAAGAGTTCTTCTTTACACTCTAAGATTTACTGCTAAAACATATCTGTTCGGTCCTGTTACAAGAGTCGAACCAATCAAACAAGCAACTCTTTCTTACTATACTGATAGTGCTGAGAAGAGAGATCTTGCATATAAAGTTACTCCAAGAGCAGTTAAAGATTATGATAACTCTGTAGTAACTAATCTTTCTGCAGATATTTTATCTAGTGCTACTAGTATTACTGTAGATGATGCAAGTAATATTACTGCAGATACATACTTTGAGATTGATAGTGAGTCTGTATATATTAAGAAAGTTACCGGTAATAAAATTACTATCGATAGAGCAAGAGATAGTACTATCGCTAAAGATCACGTTAAAGGCACTGCACTTAAATCAATTACACAAGTAGACAATGACCTTATTGAAATCGGAGACGATTTTGGATTTGATGGGAATACTTTCTTCTAATATAATATGACTGATAAATTTAATGGTTTAGATGAAGCATTTAGTATAGCAGGAGAATTAATGCCTGCCGAAAAGAAAGAAATAGAACCAGTCAAACCTAAATCATTTTCTCCACAAGATATTCAAAAAGACTATGAGTATACCCGTGGTAACTTATACTCAATTATTGAAAAAGGTCAGGAAGCAATTAATGGTATTCTTGAACTTGCACAGGAAACTGAACAACCAAGGGCATATGAAGTTGCAGGTCAGTTAATTAAAAGTGTGTCTGATGCCACAGACAAACTGATGGAACTTCAGAAAAAATTAAAGGATGTAGAAGAGACTAATACTCAGAAGGGACCAACAAACGTCACTAATGCATTATTTGTTGGTTCTACTGCAGAGTTGCAGAAAATGATTAAAAAGGCAGACGAGAATATAAATAATTAAAAAAAGAGATGGCGAAAGTAGTAAAAAACATAACTATCCCACAAGGTTCTGATTTTTCAAAAACCTTTACGTCTTTAGAATCTGACGGTTCTGCTACAAATCTCACTGGATATTCTGCTGAGGCAAAATTAAAAAAACACTCAGAAGCATTAGTATCACATTCTTTTACTGTTGGAATAACTTCAGCAACAGGTCAAGTTTCTATTGCAATGACTTCTGGTGTAACAACACCATTAGATTCTGGTAGATATTATTATGATGTTAGATTAACTTCCTCTTCCGAAGCAAAATCAAGATTAGCAGAAGGAATGGCGTTAGTAACCGCAGGAATTAGTACATAGTATCATGACTGTTGATTTAAAAGATTTTTTCTCCGCCATAGGTAAAGCGAAACAAGAAAAAGTGGACGAAGTTCGTTCTCTTGTGGGAGAAATTGATATTGATTCAATGTTCTCTCAAGTTAAAGTATCCATAGAAGAAGATAATAAAAAGAAAAAAGAACAGAAAAAGCAGATAGTAGCATTAGAGTCTTGGTTATATACTGAAGTAATAGAAGAAAAAGAAATTGTTGAAGAGTCTACTACCATAGTTGTTCCTGATGAGGAAGTGGAAGATGAATTAGTTGAAGATGTAGAAGATACTGAAGATACTGAAGATGTAGAAGATACTGAAGATGTAGAAGAAGAAAACTTAGTAAATGATGATTCAGTTGATCAGGCACTAAAAATTCTTGAGACTATCAAGTCAAAAGAAGAAATAAGAGAAAATGTAAGTGATCCAGAAGTTGTTAAAATTCGTCGTGAACTAGAGTATCTTAAAAATCTTGTTAATGCTCAGGGGGGCGGTGGTGAAGTTCGTCTTGAGTTCTTAGATGATATTGATAGAGATACCACAAAGGTAGATGGTAAATTTCTTAAGTATGAAGCATCCTCAGGAAAATGGATAGGTGTAGATGGTTCTTCAGATTTAGATAGTGTTCTCACGCAAAGAAACACTTCATCTAAAGGAATAAATGTTGGTGTAGTAACTGCAACAGGTTTAATTGTAGATCCTGTTGGTGCTGGAACTACATTTACTGAAGATATGGTTGTAGTTGGCAATGCTAGAGTCACTGATACTCTGAGTGTTGGAACAGCAACAATTATTTTTGATGGTTCTACCGATACTTTAACCGTAGGAACTGGTGCAACAATATCATCAGCAGGTGAAATTAGTGCTTCGTCATATGTGGGTAGTGGAACAAGTATAACCGGAGTTATAGCAGAAGGATTATCCGGAACTCCAGATATTCAAGTTGATGTAATAACAGCATCTAGTGCAACATTTAGTGGAAATGTATCTATTGCAGGCACATTGACATATGAGGATGTAACTAATGTTGATTCTATTGGAATTGTTACTGCTAGATCTGGTATTGAAATTGGTGGTCCTGTAATTCTCAATCTCAATACATCAACTTCAACCACAACATCAACTTCACAGGGTGCTGTAGATACATTTAGTGTTACTGATTATAGATCAGCAAGTTATCAGGTGCAGATAACAAGAGGCACAGAATATCACGTTACATCTTTAAATATTGTTCACGATGGAACAGATGTTTATGTTAGTGAATTTGGAACGATTAATACTGGTTCAGTATTAGCAACTTTTACAGCAGATATAAACTCTGGAAATGTAAGAATACTGGCAACCCCAACAACGGCAACATCTACAGTATTTAAAATGTATAGAAATCTAATAAGAGCATAAATAAATGAAAGCATTGTCTTGCTATAATGTCTGAGAAGAAGTATTGTCGTCTTTGTAAAAGAAAAGAGACCAGAGAACATTGTTCTTATGGACCAAGACTATATGACAAGTATAGTGTAGATGATGCTACTGAAAAAGAAACTGCTGATGCAGCAGTTGAATCTGGTATTTCTGAAAATGACATCAAAAACTTCTCTAAAACCATTATTGAAAAGTCGAAAAGTGGTGATTCTTCTTTGCGTGACTGGTTTGGCAAGAGTCGCTCTAGTGATGGCAAGCCTGGCTGGGTTCAGTTGGGTGGCAAATACTCAGGTAAACCCTGTGCCAAACAACCCGGACAAACTACAAAACCAAAGTGCGGTTCTAGTAAGATGAAGCGCAATCTTGATAGTGATGAAGAACAAGCAGCATTCCGTCGTAAGCAAAAAGAAGATCCAAATCCAAATAGAAAAGGGAAGGCAATTAACGTGAAGACAGAAGAAACACTCCACGAAGGTGATTATTGGAATCCCGATCCCGAAAAAGATCGTAAACTAGGTGGTCCTGGAGCAAACCAAAGAGCACGGGAAGATCGTGCTTCATCCTCATCTTCTTCTGCTAAGAAAGACGACTCTAAGAAATTGAGACCTGGTGAGTCTTATCTAGAGTATTCTAAGCGTCAGAAAGGTGGTTCTGCTTCTGTCACACCTAAGAAAAAATCTTTGCTAGGTAAGTTAGGTCTGAGAAAAGAAGAATTAGAGATTGATGAAGGTCACAAAAATCCTGAGAGTGTGAAAGGCATTGCTAAGGAACTTGATAAGGCTGTTGAGATGCACAAGAGTCAAGCAAAGAGACTCAGAAAATCTGGCGTATCTGAAGATTATGTTGATGAAGCATGTTGGAAAGGATATGAGAAGAAAGGTATGAAAACTATGTTTGGCAAGAGATATCCAAACTGCGTCAAGAAAAAGGCAAAGACAGAAGAAGTAGAACTTATTCAGGTTAAAGAAGAGGGTAAGAAAGACGCTTGTTACCATAAGGTCAAGTCTCGCTATTCTGTATGGCCATCTGCTTATGCTTCTGGTGCTCTAGTCAAGTGTCGTAAAAAAGGTGCTGCTAACTGGGGTAATAAAACAAAGAAAGAAGAAATAGAATTAACTGATGCATATGGAGAAACTTTTGCAGTAATTACTAACTTAATTGAACCAGAACCAATTCAAGTTGTTAAATCTTCTGCAGATTATGATACCTATGAATTAGAGGAAGCAACTAGAGTAAACGCAGAGACAGGAAATCTTATTAACGTAATTCTAACCTGGAAAGGAAGAACTTATGGAATGAAGATGTTCTTCCCTCAGGTTAGAATGCCTAAAAGAACTGAAGTGCAAGCAGAAATGGAAAAAGTGTATCCAGGTTGCAGAGTAATGTATTTTAAGATTGTTGATAAACAACCTGGAGAAACATTTTTATATGTTTCTGAAGAAAGTCAAGTTGATGAGGCAGTAAAAGGTCAAGATACTGAAATGAGAAAAGCAGGATCTGCGGAAAGAAGATTGGGTGATAATCGCCTTGCCCCTTCAAAAGGAAAGGGATATGCTGACCAACAAAAACAATCCATTAATTATATGGATAGAAAAACCAAAAATAATAAAATTATTGTTGGTATGACTCACGAAGAAACTGAAGTTTCTGAAGGTGCTGCCTGGACTAAGAAGTCCGGTAAGAATAAGGAAGGTGGTCTCAATGAAAAAGGACGTAAGTCTTACGAAGCAGAAAATCCTGGTAGTGACCTTAAGGCACCATCTAAAAAGAAGGGTAACAAAAGAAGGGCATCATTCTGTGCAAGAATGAAAGGTATGAAGTCTAAACTTACTTCTGCCAAAACTGCTAGAGACCCCGACAGCAGAATTAATAAATCTCTTAGAGCGTGGAATTGCTGATTAATTTATGAGTGATGTATATCTTGGTAATCCCCTTCTAAAGAAGGCAAATACTCCCATTGAGTTTACCCCAGAACAGGTTGAAGAATTTATTAAATGTAAACAAGATCCAGTTTATTTTACTAAAAAGTATGTAAAAATTGTGACCTTGGACGCAGGTCTTCAACCTTTCTTACCTTATGATTTTCAAGAGAAGTTAATTAATAACTTTCACGGAAATAGATTTAATATTTGTAAGATGCCCCGGCAGACTGGTAAGTCTACTACTGTGGTATCTTTTTTGCTGCATTATGCGGTATTTAATGCCAGTGTCAATATTG